CCTTACACCCTTTCCAGTCTTTTTTTTTTTTTTTTTTTGACGAAGAAGAAGGGACAGGGGCAAAGTGCCGGTAGGGGCTCGATCTGTGTAACCTTGAGCAATGTTGTACAATGTCGGGGGTATAGACATTAGGTTGCTTTGCCCCGCTAGCCCGCTTATACTGATCCCACCCATCCCCCAAGGCGCCACGACATGCCGCACCCCAAATCCCCCGAATACTACCCTCCAAGCTACAAGCTCCTGCTCGACACCCTCTCGCAATTTCCCCTCGAGCCCGTCGAGCTCGAATTCGCCACCGAGAAGGCCGCGAGGAACTTTCGCTTGAAGTGGTACTCCTACCTCAAAGCCTGCACCCGCTCGCCCGACGAGAAACTCCTTGCGCAGCGAAGGGCCGCGGCCGGATACATGATCAAGCTCATCGGGAAGAAATGCATCGCCGTGAACCGCGGCACAGACGAACAAGAGATGAGCCTCATGGAGCAGCTGCTACCACAGCTCAAAGCCGCGAAAGCCCAGGAGGAATTCATCAACACAGTCGCCTATCAAGAAGCCTCAGAGATCAAAGGACGTATGAGCGGCGGTGGAAAGGTACTCGAGATGTACGGCCAGGGCGACGGGAAGCGGGGTCAAATTATAGGGGATAATTCTACCCCTCAGGAAGCTCGGGAAGAAGCATACAGCAGCGACGTGCCGGTGCCTCCCGAAGTCGTCCGCCGTGCCCAGGGCCTCGACGAGACACCGCCCACCGCTGCAGTGCCCGCAGGGCCGAAAGTCTATTCCGAGATCGAAATCCGGACAATGGACCGCCTCTGGCGCGAGGGCAGGTTCCCCGGCCAAACTGGTCCAGCGACCGACACCGACAAGTACACTCCCACACACCTCCTCCCCGACGGCTGGGACCGCGAGAAAGCCATCGCCCGCACCGCAGTCCCGCCGGCGAAAGAAACGACACACGCTTGACATACGGGGCAAAGGCGGGTAAACTACCCAAAGGTGCCCAATAGCACCCTAATCGTGCCGGCCCGACTAGACCGGCTACAGCGACTATAAGGAGTCCCCATGCACTTCTCCATAAACACCGACAGTGATCCCGGCTTCACCATTATCGAAGCTAACGCCGAGTACGAAAGGACAGGCACCGTAGTCATCGTCGCTACCCTCGCCATTCCGAAAGACCAAGTCGAAGCCCTTGTAGCTGAGCTGCAGGCCAGCATTAAGGAGCAGGCCGAATGAACAAATCACCACTACTGGAAGCGGCGCGGGTCTGCGCGCCGCCATCGCCGACGCGGGAGGAATGCCTGCGCGTCGTTGATGACATTCTCGCGCTGACAATGCGGCACTGGCGTTCAGACCGGGAGCGGCTGGACGACATCCAGAAGGAAGCCCGCGCCCTGCTCGCAAGGTGCAAGCCATGAAGCTAACACGCTTCGCCGTCTTCCTCTTCTGGCTCAAGCTCGCCTATGGCACTTGGCAGGAGATGCGCGCATGAGCATCCCACCGCTCCAGGCCGACCGCTTCGCCGCCGACATCAAAGCCTGTCGCAGTCCCTCAGACTTGCTCTGGGTAAGCGCAGTCGCGATTAACGCAGCGCACATAGTCGTCCGAGAGCCGACCGGGGAAATCTTCCTCCGCTTTGCCGACGCCTCATGCGCCCTAGTCCGCTTCTACGAGCGGCAAATCCTCGTGAACTCCGGCCCAAGGGACAAAGTGATGAACTACGTCCCGGCGGACATGATCCCGAAGATCGCCCTCATGGAGGCTCCAACATACACGGAGACAATTCAATGAACAGAGCACAACTTGAAGAAATTCTCCCCCTTATCCCAAGGGACGCGACTGCTCTCCATATCAAAGGACATTATGCAAAGGAGGTTAGCTTCACGACACGACACCCAATCTTCGCTCTTAGTGAGCGCCTCCGGGTAGTCCCCTATCCGGCATGCTACCAGGAAAGATCGCCCGGCTACCGATACGCCATTTCCGCCATCCAAGAGGAGACCCAAACGTGAAACCTCAGACCAAGTTCATCCGCAAGAAGCACATCATCCGCGACGTCGACGGCAACGTCCTCTTCGAGGGCCGCTCGCCCCACGGAGGCGCCTCCATCAACGCCGCGAAGCGTGAATCCCGCCGCCTCCAAGCCGCGAACGGCGGACTCGGCATGGGCTCCCTCCGCGTCGACAGGAGCCGCTAACATGGGACACTACGAAACCGAGGAAATCGACGTGAGCGGCCTCACGCCCGTTCAAGTCCTACACAAGTGTGTCGAGAAGCTTCTCAACAAAGACATCGACGCCCTGTACCACGAGGTCGACTTGGACTGGGAAGGCTTCTACGACGGATTCCATCACCGCGTGCTGGACTACTTCAAGATGTCCATCACGGCGCCGAACCGCCTGACCTCCCGAGTATACCACTTGTGCCTGCTCACAGTCCTAGAGGCCTATCTGCGCGTGCGCCAAGAGCGGGGCGGCATGGTCCCTGTCCTTTCCTTCCGCGGCGACTACGCCAAGATGCTACAGGAAGTTATGGCTCGCGACGCCGAGCGCGCGATGCGCCATGAAGCCGAAGCCAATGAATAACGAGGAGACTAAAATGAGTGCAGTTCTAGCAGAACCCATCGTCGCAAACGCGGAGCCACCTGCGACGCCGGAAGTCACACCTCCGCCAGCAACGACGGCGTACAACGCCTGTCCTATGCCGGGACGGCAAGGGATCGGTGGCATCGACGACCTCTTGCGCGACCTCTACGCCAAGGGCAAGATCAAACCCCCGAAGGACAAGAAGAAGGCCAGCGTCGAGCTGCCCGCAATAACCGAGCGCTACGTCCCGCCGCTCGCAGTTCCCGCCGGCCCAGACTGGCAAGTAGAAGCCCTGATCCTGCGGATCATCCGTCTCCGTTGCGCCTGCGGACAGGAGTATGAATATCCCGCTGGCACCTTCGTCCGCTATCGCTGCCGTAAGGACCGTACGCTCATCATGGACACCACACGGCCGCAGACCGTGCTCCCGCTCGACCTCCCCAAGGACGTCGAGGTCTATGATGAATCCTGTAAGACCTGCGGCGGGTGCTTCCACATCACCGACAACGCGACGATCATGCACACTCACTTCGAGCGCAAGCTTGAAACGAACGTTGACCTCGTTAAGGTCAATACCTCGGCCGAGCGCTCGAACCCGCTCGATGCCTTCCACTTTTAGGAGCCTGCCGCCATGCCCAATCGCATTCTGACCACCACCTACAAGGGCGTCGAACTCGACGTCGAATACGTCATCTCCGGCCGATACCACGCCGCGACGCGAGAGACGCCCGCTGAGTACCCCGAGACTAGTATCCTATCCATAAAGCTCAGCGGCCACGACGTCGACATCTACGACCTGCTCAGCGAGGAGAAGGTTCAAACCCTCCGCGAGCGCGTCGAGGAAGACGAGCAGAATTCCCGCTATCCCAACGCGGACGAAGACCGCGAGGACCGCGACGACTTCGAGGACCAGTCCGATGACCTTACCCCAACCGAGGATAAAGAACCATGAAAATCAAATACGTCGATCTCGAGCTACAGGTGCAGGAGGGCCTGCGCTCTCTGGAGGAATACCGCGCCCTCGTCGTTGAGGGCCTCCCCCGCGCGAAGTTCTATGCCGAGCGCCTCGTCGAAATCCTCAATAACTGGCTGGAGAAAGACCCCCACGCCGGGAACTTCGACAAACAGCGGCACCTGAGCCTCGTGCTCGGCGCCGACTACATCAACTTGGACATCCACCTCGGCGAGCAGGACACTGTTAAGGACATTATCGAGTCCCTACTCGAGGACATCGTCTGCGCGGGCTTCAGATGTACGGGCTCCGACACCGGTGAATACTTCAGCTGGACCGCGCAGGCCCGACAGGACAAACGTGTGGTACTTTACGTCACTGTCTGGACGAACAAGAGCAAGAACTGCCACATCGTGACGGAGGAATACACCGCCACCCGCTCGAAGCTCGTGTGCGACGACAACACCCTCGACGTCGACCCAGAGCCGGCCGAACTCGGGACGCTGGATGTCGACTAGGAGTTGACCCGTCGGGTTTTGGGGGCTATAATTTCCCCATTATTCCCCCAAGACCCACGGAGTTTCCCCTATGCCCGCTGGACGCCCACGCAAACTCGAAGTGATGGAGAAGAAGCGGATCTCGCTTCCGAAGTCGCTCGTCCGCGAGGTCGACATTGTCCTCCTCGACCCCCTGCACCAGCGTCCAGAGCACGGCGCCTGGAGCTTGCTCATTGAGCAACTCCTGCGTGAGCATCTAGCCCGGCTCCGAAAGGCCGGACAGAAAACCCTCGACAGCATTGGAGCATGACTATGAGCGAACCCGGAACACAAACTCCTGCGCCCACGCCGCCCCCGATGAATGGCGAGCGCATCAACGATCTCCGCCGGCGTGTCGCCGCTGGCGAGGAAGTCCCCACGGAGGAATTCAAAGCCGCACTCGCCTATTACGTTGCCCTCCGGGGGCAGGCCGTCTTAGGCGCGAAGACGAAGGAGCCCAAGGCTCCAAAGAAGCCTGCCCTCAGCCCCGAGCAAGCTAACGACTTGCTCAAAAACTTCATCTAAGGAGCCAATCGTGAAAGCGAAATACAAAGACCGTGTCAAGGATGTGTCTTCCGATCTCGAGGACGTCATCCACAAGGCCGAAGCCCTGAAGGACGACATGCAGAGCGACCTCGACGACGATGAGGAAGAAGACGAAGATCTCGAGGGCGACATCACCAATTTGGGAGGCGTCGTCGACGAACTCAACGACACCCTCGAGAAGCTCGGCGAAATCTGATGTCCCGCCTCAAGCGAATCGAGCGCTATCCCGTCGAGTACTCCGAGCTCTTCCTCCGGGCAGAGCGCGACGGCTCGGCGCGCGTCCAGTGCAAGACTCACAATGAGGCGAGCTATCTTCAGCGGGAGCTTTATAACTTCCGGACGGCGCTAAGGAAGGCGCCGTCATACTACCCCTCAGTCGTTCTCTTTATGGACAACATCCGCATTTTCGTCACGCGCGAGAACACCGTAGAGCTGGTGAGCAAAACCGCCCTGCGGGAGGAGATGCACCGCGCACTCTTTGGAGAGGACGCCAATGCGTCGCCGTAAAGCTAAAGATAAGCTCCCCCTCCGACCAGCCGGCGACTTCCAGCACGGCTTCGTCATGCATGAGGGAGAAATGCACCCCGCCCGACGCGCCGCCGACGGTACTGAATACATAGTCGACGCGAACGGCTCTTACCGGAGACGAAAGAAGTGAACCCAAATCCCCTACCGTTCCCGCGCGTGCTCGACAACACCATGCGCTCAGCCTTCGTGGCATGCCCGACGAAGATGTATTGGGCGCATCACCGCCACCTCGCGCCCCCGTTTGACTCCGTACATCTCCACGCCGGAGCCGCCTTCGCCAAGGGTGTCGAGGTGTTCCGCCGCGTCTACTGGGACCCCGAGCAAGGCGGCGGCTTCGACAAAGCGCTCCTCGCCGGCTTCTACGCTCTCATCAAGGCGTACCGCTACGATCCCGATCGGGAGCTGACAGAGTTCTGGCTGAACTCCAACAAGACCTTCGACCGCGTGGCGGCTGGCTATGTCGACTACTGGCACGAGTACCGCCCGGAGGTCGACTACCTCTCCCCGCACATGATGGACGGCAAGCCGGCCGTCGAGTTCAACGCAGTGCTGCCGCTCGAGGAAAAACATCCTATGACGGGCGAGCCATTGCTCTACTCCATCCGCTTCGACATGCTCGGGGAGAAGAACGACACGCTATTCGTCGTCGATGAGAAGACCTGCTCGCAGCTCGGCCCAACGTGGAGCAAGCAGTGGGACCTCCGCGCCCAATTCACTGGCTACATTTGGGGAGCCAAGCAGTACAATCTCCCCGTGAACGCTGCGATTGTGCGTGGGTGCTGCCTTCTCAAGACGGGTATCAAGCACGGACAAGTCATCACCTATCGCCCCGATTGGGAGATCGAGCGCTGGTACGAGCAGTTGCACCGGGACATCCGTCGCATGAAGCAATGCTGGCAGGATCAGCACTGGGACTTGAACCTCTCCGACTCCTGCGCGGCCTTCGGCGGATGCTCCTTCGTTAAGCTCTGCACCAGCAACAACCCCGAGGCCTGGATCGAGAGGAACTACCGCATTCAGGAGTGGGACCCGACGCTATCCGACGAGCAGCGTCTCGCACGCATGTTGGAGGCAGCATGAGCACGAATCGTTGGCCGGCAGAAAAGACAGTTGCGCGAGTTATCAAGCACCTCGAAAAAGACCTAGGGTTGTCAGTCTATGGAAGGAACGTCGACTTGAAGGATGGACAATTGCTCGATGCCTTTCGAGACTACCGTGCAAAGGACGTCCTACGGTTGCGAAAACTCGTCCTAAAAGATGTCCTCTGGGAGGCAGCATGAGATACGACGACATGAACCTCTATGATGAATCCTCCCGTCAGATAGAAACGGCGTGGCGAGCTGTATGGGACCTCTGTCGTACCCTGGGACTCGATCCCAGCGCGATGGAGAACAGACAAAAGACGGGTCAAAACATGGTCCTCGACTTCATCAAGGATCTCGCCATTCCAGAGACGCACGCCCCAAACATGGACGGCAACTGGTGGCGCTACGACAAGGCCGGGAACCAGTGGATTCGACATATCGCTGACACCGATACCGACGATCTGGTCGCACGGCTGCGCAGGCATGCTGACCTGAACAGGCACAGCCATCTGCAAACACTGGTTGCCGACCTTGATAAAGCCGCCGCCGCCCTCGCCCGCCCACCTGCGACGGCGGGAGAGGTAGAGCCGGTGGCGTGGCAGGTGCGCGAATACGGCGGCGAGTGGTTCATCCCAGACGATGACGATTCATACGAAGGTTACCGTGTACGGCCGAAACGATTCGAGCTGCGCCCCCTCTACACATCCCCACCCCCAGCAGCGACCGAGGTGGTGATCGTGGACGGCAAGGAGGTTCGCTCTGACGACTATCCGTGGGACGCAAATCCGATGGAGTGGTGGGCCGAGCAAAAGCGAATCGCAGCTATGCAATCCAGTTCACGCGCGACCAAGGTAGTGGAGGCGCGAGTGCGTGACAATATTTGGGAGGCTGGTTACGAACGCGGGAAGTACGACGCTTATACAAAGACCACAGATAAGTTTGAGAACGCTGCGCGTCACGCCAAGCCCGATTGCTCCAAGTGTGGTGGCAAAGGCCGCTACAACTATGACGAGAATCACAGCACGATTTGCGATTCTTGCTGCCAGCACAACATGGGCTGGTGGCTTCTAGAAAAGCACTACGGGAAAGACAACGGAAAACTCTGTTGCCTAGCTGGTTGCGGCACTACTCGCGCCCTTACCCCTCACACCAAGCCTGCGGGCGGGGAGGCGGGGTGAACTACATAACGAACGACTACGGCCAGTCTGTCTTCGCTGTTGGCGCTCCGGGTTCGGTTGAGCGCATGAAGGTTGAGCGTCCGCGATTAATCTCACGCCTGAACTCGCTGTCCTTTGAGGCTCGCGCCGAAGGCTATTACGGCATGGGTGTTGATCTGGCTATCGAAATGATCCGTAACGCGGACATTGAGTCGCCGCTAGAAACCATGTCCATACTCGACGCCAGCGAGTACGCAAACGAAAGGGCTGGCACCGTCACCGGAATTGTGAGGGCTGTGTCATGACCACACCGAACGGAATGGTCTGGTGGCGCTTCAAAGGAGACAAGGAGTGGAGCTTCGGTTTTTGCTCAGATGCAAAAGGTGCCGGGCTTGTTCGTATGGGCGCCTACAACGGCGACTACACACACGGCGTAGTCGTGTCTGAAAATGAAATCGAGTGGAAAGAGTATCGGACATGAACTTCGAGGCTCTGATACAGAAAATAGAAAGTTACCCGTTTGAATCTGAGGGCGGCCCACTAACGATGTGCGTTGATTGGATAAACCTGAAAGCCGCCATAAGAATTCAAAAGTCCACAACCCCACCCCCTGCGGATGCGATGACGGCGGATGCAACGCCGCGAGTAGACTCCCTTGTGAGTATGGTCGAAGGCTGCCTGCCAGATTGTAAACAGGTGCCATATTTTGACAAAGATGAAATGCTCGCTCTTGCGAAACAGCTTGAGCGCGAACTGAATGACGCCATCGCCCGCATCAGGCAGCTTGACGCCAAGCGGCCCGCAGTGGGGTGGCGAGTAGAACGATTCGACCACGAGGATCTGCTGTCGCATACGTTCACAGTCACAAAGCCCGACGGCCAAAAATTTTCAATATCGAGCATGGACGCCCGCCGTGACTGGTTACGTAGAGTTCTATTCGAGTTAGTAAGCGACATAGCCGCAGCCCCGCCTGCGCCGGTGTTCCTCCGGAAATGACATACGTCATCGAGAAGAACATGCCGGTAGTGGGACGGGCGCAGCCCACACCGTATCCATTTAAGGTCATGGTAGTGGGCGACTCATTCCTCGTGCCGTGCCAATCTCACGAACGGCGCCGAATGCGGGAGCAAGTGCGCTACTCGGCACGCTTTTGGAAGCTCCGCAATCATCCCGATTGGATATTCGCAGTTCGTCAAGTACCTGAAGGTGTCCGAGTATGGAGAACAAAATGAGCGATCCAGTCATTTGCGTCAAGGTCGATCCAGCAGTCTCAGACCACACCGATGTGGGCTGGTTCTTCTACGACGAAACTTGGACCGAACTCCACGGGCCGTTCCTCTCCGAGGAGCAAGCCTACCAAGCTCTCGACGACTATTGCTACTGGCTCAAACACGGCACCTATCTTAAGTCCGAACGGAACCTTGCGTCCATCGCGGCGTGGCGCCAACGGAAACTCCGCTGGCTCACTCACGACTTCATCGGTTGGCGGAAGTACAAGAAAGTTAGGAAAATCGACCTCCTATGGACGGTAATTCCTATCTGCATCCTGCTTTGGTTCATCCTCTGGCAGGCCGGACGCGCAATCTACCAACTGGTGAGGGCTACACTATGACACTCGGCATGTTCCTCCTCCTTTGTTTCGCCGTCGTGATCGACACCGCACTGGAGTTCATTCCATGTTGACGCACGAGTACGTCGCCCACTGGTTCGTCGGCCAGGAGTATATGGGTGAGGGGCGCGTGCTGCTCGACCCAACGTGGACCTGTGGGAGGACGCCCGGCCGCGTTTACTTCTGTCCGGCGTGCGCCGACATCTGGGCGCGCATCCTCGTCGACGGCCACGACGCCTGCGGGGAGAATCGTTACTGCCTGCGGCACGGCAACGGAACGCTCCGCTGTCAGGACATGCCGGACATCCGCGAGGACCAGCCCCCACTTCGTGCGCTGCAATATGAGTTCCTCCGGGCTGTTGAGTGGGGTGACCGCTACTGGCTGGCGTTCTTTTGGAATGCTCGCAGAAAAGATGAGTCGATAACGGGGACCGCCGTCGCGGCCTGACCCCACTGACTTGTGTACTCGCATTATATGCGTATAATACATAAGGAATACCCATTTATTTGCGTTTACACCCTAGACGGCGGTAATGCCCCACTAGCAATCCAATTGCAAATAAACGCATATCCTTGGAGGTCGTAGAATGGCTCGAGTAAAGCAAAAATTGATTTGCAAGAAGTGTCAGTCTCCATTCGAGACGAAACGCTACTGGCAAGTCTTTTGCTCGAAGGCCTGTCGCTACAACTACCACAACGACATTCGCCTTGATGCCCTCCACGCCTATCAGGAACGGGAGAAGGCTAGTGAGCGAGAGTAGCATAAGAGAGGCGGAAGAACTAAGCGCCTGCCTTCGTGCCGCCGTAGAAAAGGAGCCAGAGACTTGGGAAGTCACGGCATACCTTATGCTCCGTTCTGCTATTGCTATTGACTTCCTTCTAAAGCAGATACAGGCGCTAGAACGAGCGGAGGAAAGGAGAACGAAACGATATGTGCGAAGGAGATAAATCGATGCCCGCCTTGACCTGTCCCCAAGCGCAGGGTATACTCGCTCTATGAATTTTAGGGTATATTTCCCCCTAATAATTCTACCCTCAAACCGAACCAGGAGTTTTTCATGACAGCCCAACTCGCCGTTGTCCCGTCCACCGCACCCATGCCGCCCGGATTGAAAATCCTCCTGATGGGTTCCTACGGCGTCGGAAAGACGCACTCGATTCTCACCCTGCTCCAAGCCGGCCTCGAGGTCTTCGTGATCTTCACGGAGCCGGGTGGTCTGAACACAATCATGCAGGCGGCCGTCGACTTCAAGATCGACACCAGCAAGTTTCACTATCGCTACATCGCGCCCGCCGCGCCCTCTTTCGCCACGATCATCGACAACGCGCGGAAGGTGAACACGCTTTCCCAAAGCGCCCTCCAGAAGATGGAAGGACTGAACCGCAACGAGTACTCGCAGTTCATCGACTTCGTGACGCAGTTCAACAACTTCGTCGATCAGAATGGTGAGCAGTTCGGTGACGTCTCCAAATGGGATTCCTCGCGCGCGATAGTGGTCGATTCCATGTCCGGCCTGAACACAATGGCACTGGACCTTGTAGCGGGTGGCTCGCCGATGAAGTCAATGGCCCAGTGGGGCATGGCAATGGACAATCTTTCCCGCATCATCATGAAGATTTGCGGCGATACGAACGCACACTTCCTGCTCACTGGCCACATCGAGCCGGAGCGCGACGAGACCACCGGCCGCATCGATCTCATGCTGTCCACACTTGGAAAGAAGCTCGCCCCAACGTTACCCAGAGTCTTCGACGAGGTCATCTTCGCCTACCTCGAAGGGGACAAGTTCCTCTGGAGCACGGCGGAAGGCAACATCCAGACCAAGGCTCGGCTTATGCCCCGGCAGAAGGGGATCACCCCGAGCTTCGTGCCGCTCATTGACAAATGGCGCAAGCTCTATTCGGTTTCGCCCGCGGGAGGTTAATTCACAGTTTCCCCTACTCGCGGCGAAACGGCGGGGAGGCTCCCACCTTCTCGTCGTCGACAGGAACCTTGACCTGCCTGTCCTGAAGAGCCAGGTCACTAACCGGAGAAAGTTCAAATGTTCGATCTCGATTCCTTCCTCAATTCCGATACCGTCGGCGCCAACTCGACCGAGTACACCCCCGTACCCGAAGGCGAATACCCCGCGCAGATCAAGAAAGTCACCGCGCGGGTGACGGAGAGAGGCCAGACGATCGTGGACGTCCAATGGGGCGTTCAGGACGAGAAGGCAGCAGAAGTCACCGGCATGAAAGAGCCGGTCGTTCGCCAGAGCATTTTCCTGGACCTCACCGAGACCGACAACATCGATCTCGGCAAGGGCAAGAACGTGCAGCTCGGCAAGCTCCGCGACGCGGTGGGCCAGAACGACCCATCGCGCCCGTGGAACTTCAACATGCTCGTCGGCCAGGCGGCGAAGATTCGGACCTCTCACCGCATCGGTGATCAGGGACAAATCTACGTCGACGTGAAGGCCGTCACCCGACTCTAAGTTGGCCGTGGTGTTGAGGAGGGGTTCGCGCCCCTCCTCTTTTTTCCTGACACTTGGGAGAGTGTTTTATGTTGCCTCCACTGGCGCCTGAGCCAGACGAATCGCTGCACCGGCTATGCGAGCTGGAGGATTCCCCGACGATTCAGCGCGACCCGCTGCTCCACAGCGCCGTCGAAGACACGATGCGATACCTATCCCAACTCGAGCGCTGGGCGGACTCCTTAAAGGCCCGCTGTACGGCGCTCTCTTTTTTGGAGGAATAAGATGGCGAAGTTTTATGCAGTCTACGTCGAGGGGAAGGAAGCCCTCGTGAAGACGGTCTACACCGACCTCGCAAGCGCACGGATGCAGGCCGAGAACATCGCGAACCAGCAGCCGAATCTCAAGGTGCATATCCTCGAGTCGGTGAAAATCCTTCGCGTCCCAACCGCCCCCATGCAGGAGCAGAATCCGTGAGCGATCCAGTCAATCATCCGAAGCACTACACCTCGCACCCATCCGGCGTCGAGTGCATAGACATTACCGAGCACTACAACTTCAACGTCGGCAACGCCATCAAGTACCTCTGGCGCGCGGACCTGAAGAACGGCGTGCAAGACCTCCAGAAGGCGAAGTGGTACATCGACCGCGAGCTGAAGCGCCGTCAGCAGGACATTCTCGATCACTTCTGGGAGGAGGACGCATGACCCTCTATCGCGGCTGGCTTCGCTCTGGGATAGGCACGCTCCCCCGCGGCGCGCTTGAGGATGCCGGTATTAAGTTCGGTGAATACAACCGAGCGACTGGTTACTTCCACATCGAGACGGACGAGACCGGCTTGGATAACCTCAAGCTATTCTGCCGTCAGGTCCATTGGCAAGTCCACGAGGTAGAGAATGAAAACAATTCCGCTCGATAGAATCGTCGTCGCCGATAACCGTCAGCGCCGGGAGTTCCTGCCAGCCGCTATCACCGAGCTGGCTAATGGCATCCTCAAGCAGGGGCTGTTGCACCCAATCGTCATTCGCTACAACAAGGAAGAGGACATTTGGTATCTCGTCGCTGGTGAGCGCCGTCTCCGTGCCGTGAAGGAACTCCACGAGCTTGGCTCTACCATCACTCACGACGGGTGCCATGTCCTGCCTGGCGAGATTCCCTTCAGCACCATCTCCGACCTCGACCCAATCGGTGTCCGCGAGGCGGAGCTAACGGAGAACATCCTCCGTGTGGACCTGACATGGCAGGAGCGCGCTCGAGCCATCTCCGAACTCGACGCCATGCGGAAGGAACAGCACGGCACTGGGGGCAGCGGCCGTCGTTCCGGCTGGACCTACGCCGATACGGCGTCGGAGATCAAGGGCGCTCCAGCCCTAAACAGCGAGGCGAATGAGGTATCGGAATCAATCGCCCTCGTTAAGCATCTCGACGACCCCGACGTGAAGCGGGCGAAGTCCCAACGCGAGGCCGTGAAGATTCTCAAGAAGAAGCTCACCGATAACCACCGCATCGAGCTCGGGAAGACCATCGACATTTCCTCGAGCGATCACTTCCTCATTCGCGGCGACGCCGGGCAGGAGGTCCATCGCTTCGAAGTCGAGTCCTTCGACGTCATCTGCTCCGACCCGCCCTATGGAGTCGACATGCACAAGGACGTATCCTGGGACGGGAGCATGCATGAATACGACGACTCGCCGGAAACTTTCCTCACTCTCTTTCAGCATCTCGCTGACGACTTTTTCCGAGTGGCGAAACGACAGGCACATTTGTATCTATTCTGTGACCTTTCGAATTTTCAAAAGCTCAATGCCCTCTTCACCCTCGCCGGCTGGGACGTCTGGCCGCGTCCGTTTATCTGGTACAAAGGAAACGTCGGTGCTTATCCTTCCCCAGAGCTCGGACCCCGCTACACATACGAGTGTATCCTTTTCGCTAATAAGGGACAGCGAAAGGTTACTGCCCTATATCACGATGTCATCGACATCCCACAGGAGCTAAAGCATGACCATCCTGCCGGCAAGCCCTCCGAGGTCTATCACAATCTCCTCAAGAGAACTGTTAATCCTGGCGATAGCGTGCTCGATCCTTTTTGTGGGAGCGGGCCTATATTCCCGGCAGCGACAAGACTTAAATGCCGCGCGACAGGAATTGAAATATCTGAGAAGTATCACGCCATGTCCGTTGAGACAATCGCCGGGATCGGGAAGGAAGTGGCGCCATGAAGGTGTCCCCGTGCGGACCGCGTGACGCGGAGATAATGATCGTCGGCGAAGCCCCCGGCGAGACGGAGGAGGAAACCGGCCAGCCCTTCGTAGGCGCGAGCGGCATCGAACTCACGCGGATGCTAGGCGAAGCCGGGATCGACCGACGCCAGTGCTTCGTGACGAATGTCTGCCGCCATCGCCCGCCGGCGAATAAGATTGGCAATTTCTTCTACAAAAAGACCGAGGCGAAAAAGCGAGGTATTGCTCCCTATGGCGACCGCTATCCTCATCCTCATATTGTATCTGGCCTTCTGGAACTTAATCGCGAAATTGAGGAGGTCAAACCGAAAATAATCATCGCCCTCGGCGACACGGCCCTTTGGGCACTGACGGGCGAAAGCGGAATCACGAAGTACCGCGGCTCGATGATGCATCTTCGCTCTTCTCTTGCTTCTTCTCTTCCGACGTTGCCAATGGTACTGCCAACGATTCATCCAGCCGCCGTGCTACGCCAGTGGCAATGGCGCATCCTGCTGACCCATGATCTGCGTCGGGCCATGATGGGGCTAAGGCAAGGCTCATGGCCTTCTCCTGCTTTTGACTTCACAGTAAGGCCGAACGAGGACGCCGTGTTCGCCTTCCTTGCGGACATTAAGCGAGACCTCGTCGCAGGCCCGACGCGCCTCGCCGTGGACATTGAGACTCGCCTCGGGCACATCGCCTGCATCGGCATCGCGACGTCGAAGACGCGGGCGCTGTGCATCCCGCTCATGTGTACGGACAATCCCGCTGGCTATTGGCCCTTCGAGACCGAATTCGCCATAATCCTTGCGCTGCGTGATGTCCTGACGCACCCCAATGCCCGTATCGTAGGCCAAAACTTCCTCTACGATTCGCAGTATATCGCCCGCTTCTGGCACTTCTTGATAAGCATGTATTGCGACACGATGCTTGCACAGCACACGATTTTCCCTGGCGACATGGCGAAGGACCTCAACACGCTGTCGTCGCTCTACTGCGACTATCATATGTATTGGAAGGATGAGGGGAAGGACTGGGAACCGGGTGTCGGAGAGGAGCAGCTGTGGATTTACAACTGCAAGGACTGTGTCTCAACGTGGGAAATCAGCGAGAACATCGAGAAGATCATCCAGAGGGAAAAGCTCCACGAGCAGTACTGCTTCCAGATGTCGATGTTCCAGCCAGTCCTCCGCACGATGCTCCGCGGTGTGACATGGGATCGTAAGCTCGCCGGCGAATACGCGCTCGTCCTCCAGGCGAAGATGTCCGAGTACGAAGCGTGGTTCCACTCCATCCTCCCGGAGGGAATCCTGCCGAAGGGCAAGGTGCCGTTCTTCCGCTCGCCGACGCAACTTGCGTCGCTCTTCTACACCTGCCTGGGATTCGATCCGATTCTCAATCGTAAAACTCGTCAGCCGTCCACCGACGATGAGGCCCTGACCAAGCTCATGCGAAAGGAGCCCTTGCTAACTCCGCTGTGCAAGCGTATCCTCGAGTATCGTAGCCTTGGGGTTTTCTACTCGACCTTCGTATCAGCTCGGGTAGAAGCGGATTCAAAAGTCCGTTGTTCGTATAACTTGGGCGGGACGGAAACGTTCCGGCTCTCCTCCTCGAAGGACGCCTTCGGCTATGGATTGAACTTACAGAACATCCCGGAGGGTGGCTAATGCAACCTCTTGAGCTTCCAAACGTCCGCAAGCTGTTCCGCCCGGACCCCGGCTACTTTATCTTCGAAGGCGATCTTTCGAAGGCCGATGCGCAAGTCGTAGCGTGGGACGCCGGAGATGAAAAGCTAAAGGAAGTCTTCCGTTCAGGGAAAAATCTCCACCTTGAAAATGCCATCGCCATCTTTGGCGGCTGTGACAAGGAGGACAATTCCGACATCCGCTACTACCGCGCCAAGCAGGGCGTCCACATGGTGAATTACGGAGCCCAACCGAATACCGTATCCACGATCCTTAAAATCTCCCTTCGCGAGGCCGAGCACTTTATCGACTCGTGGTTCGCCGCCCACCCGGACATCGCCCGCTGGCACAATCGAATCGAACAACAACTCCAAACCACCCGCGAGGTGCGAAATGCCTTCGGCAACCGACGGAAATATCTCACCCGCATCGACGACAAGCTGCTCAAAGAGGCCCTTGCTTGGATTCCTCAATCCACCGTTGCTCTTGTTATCAACCGAATCTGGAAAGCTTTCGATACTCACCTTCCCATCATCCAAGTCCTACTCCAAGTTCACGATTCACTTGTATTCCAACTCCGTGAAAGTGATCGAGCATTGGTCCTTCCCACTGCCTTCGAGCTTACCAAAGTCCCCGTTCCCTATCCCGACCTGCTGATCATCCCAATGGGATTGAAGTGTTCCCCCGCCTCGTGGGGCAACTGTCAGAAAACTCAGTGGAGATAAGAATGGGCTACATCTACATCGCATCACCATATTCCTCGCAAGACCCAGCGGTAGTCGAGGACCGCTTCGAGGCCGTAGCGCAGTTCGTCGCCAAGTTCTGTCGGGAGGGGAGGGCACTATACTCCCCAATCCTGCACTTTCACCCGCTCTCCCGCATGTGCCAGCTGCCTGGAGATTACTTCTTCTGGGAGAAGGTCAACCACGCGATGATCAAGGCGGCGGACGAATTGTGGATACTCAAGCTCCCCGGCTGGGACCAATCCACCGGCGTGCGGTTGGAGATCGAATACGCCGTGTCTAAGGACATGCCTGTCCGCTATGTCGACCTCAGCGGTGCGTTGAGTGAGACACCATAGCGACTGGATCCAGGCGTATATCGAATACACGAAGCATCTCGAAGCGCCACCACAGTTCCATTTCTGGACCGCCGTGAGTACCCTCGCGGGGGCACTCCGTGGCAAGTGTTGGGTCGACATGGGCTACTTCACATGGAAGCCCAATTTCTTCATCGTACTTGTCGCACCGCCTGGGATTGTGAACAAGTCCACCACCTCCGGCGTGGGAATGGACCTCTTACGTCAGGTGCCGGGAGTTAATTTCGGCCCCGACTCCGTAACGTGGCAAGCCCTCACCCAGAGCTTCTCGCAAAAGACCGAAATGGTAGATATGGGCACGGGCGAGCTCTTCCCCATGAGCTGCCTTACTATCGCCGCGAGTGAGCTTGGCACCTTTCTCGACATGCGGAACCGAGAGATGATCGACGTTCTCGTCGACCTCTGGGACGGCCGCAACGTGCCGTGGACGAAGCGGACGAAGATGGACGGCGAGGAAGTAATCCCCAATCCCTGGATCAACATCATCGCCGGCACCACGCCCGCTTGGATTCGCGAGAACATCCCCGAGTACGCAATCGGCGGCGGCTTCACTTCCCGCACGGTATTCGTCTACGCGGATTCGAAGTATCAACTCGTGGCCTATCCCGGCAATCACATCCCCGTGGAGTTCAAAGACCAGCGCAAGCTATTGATCGAGGACCTAATCCACATCTCAAAAATGCGGGGCAGATTCCAGATTACGAAAGAAGCCTACGCTCTGGGCGAGAAGTGGTATAACGACCACTGGATTGAAACTCCCGATCACCTAAAAGGCGACCGTATCGCCGGCTACTCTGCGCGCAAGCAGACACACATGCACAAGATTGCCATGATCCTCTCGGCCGCGCAACGAGACGACATGCTAATACAGCCCGAGGACTTCGAGAAGGCTCTCACTATGCTCGGGACAATCGAAGAAAATATGACGAAGGTCTTCGACACCATCACAGACCGGGACGACGTCAAGGACCTCGGAGTCTTCCTCACCGTACTCAACCGGATCGGCGCCACGACGAAGCAGCACCTTTACTGCGAGCTTTCTACGCGGATGGGACATGAGTCCTTCGAGGCTTGTTGTATCGCGGCGGTGTTCGCGGGGAAGATGGAGATGCGGCAGCTCGGATCGAAGCTTATGGTGTATCCGCTCCGGGGTGCTGTTTTGCAATCTCCTGGTATAGTGGCCGGTACATCCGCTCTACCGGAAGTCCCATCTCCCGCTGCCGGCGGGACTTAGCCCGCATATCCATACTGCGTTTGATCGTGCGCGGGGAGAGCATCAGCGGGCGCAATTCCGGCACGTCGTGCAGCTGGGAGTTGAAGGTCCGCATCTCCTGCATCGCCGCGTTGATGGCGTCCAGGTCGCCCGAGGCAAACGCATCGGCGATGTCGTCCATTACCATCTTCCGCTTGACGTTCCAGTAGAGACTGGCTTCCTTCTGCGAACCGATGAGGTCGTACTTGCGGCTCAAACGAGCCGGCGTGAAGCCTAGGGTCTGTGCGATAGCCTCGGCGCGACCTTGAGTATCCGTGAAGCTCATCAATTCTGCCCTTCCGAGCGAGGTTTCCTGTCCCTCCGAAAGCCAGCGATATCCCTTCGAGATGTTCTTCAGGAACACCGGCAGCGTGCGCTCTACATTCTTCCACGTATTCGGATCGTTACTTTCCACCGCCCGGATGACCTGATACGGGATTGCCGCGATCGGGCCGAGGACGTTCAAGAGGTTCTTCCCAACCTTCGCGTCGACGTTCGTCGTCTCCGTGAATAGATCATTAAACCACGGAATCGGCCGGCCCATCGACACGCTTCCGCTAATGTCGACGTTGGGCACAGGGACGCCGGCCAGGCCCAGGGCGTGCAGAGGCCCGAGTCCGTAGTGACTCGAGAGCCCATACATCGCCAAGTCAGGATTGACGTCCAACTCCACGAGCAGCTCGCGCAAATCCTCTCGTAGTGCCATACGGGGATTCGACACCCCCAACAGCTCCTTCGCTTTCGTGCCCGTGAAGTCGAGGATGTCCATCAAGGTCTCCATAAAGGGGAGGCCCTGCGTCCCGCCGACGAGCAGCATCAGGAGCATATACCGCACCGCTGCCCGACGCCCTTCCTTCGAATTCGCGCCATTAAAGGCGAGATAGCTCGCATGCTGAATGTACTGCCAGAAGAGAAAGAGTGCGCTTTTCTTCCCACGCATGAATTCCGGACGATTCCACTTCGCATACTCGAACTGCGACTTCTGCACCGCCTCCTTCGCCGCCGCGTACGCCTGCTCGTACGGCAACCCTTCATCGAGCGCAGCGCGCATGCCGGCTACGAGCGTGACCCGCCGGTTGTACTCTTCTGCGTGCCGGAACATCCAGCCGCCGTAGTAGGTGGCCTTCTGCAAGATGCTATCCGTGACTCCCTTGGGCGCGAGATTCTGAAGGACAATATTCTCATCCGCGCCGGCGAGGGAATTCGCAAAGGATTCATTCGTTAGTCCTTCGGCGTTAGCCTGTTGGAGTGCCTGAACAACTTGAGCTTCGAGCTGTTTCATCTTGTGCAGCGAGAGCCGTACGTCCTTATACGCCCGAGTGATTTGCTTCACCGCGGCTCCGTCACCGAAGCGGGCGGCGAGCACGGGATACGTCACGAGCGGAACCTGTGTGAGGTTCACGAGGGCGGACTTGACGCTGAATCCCAGGTACCACTGAAAGCCGATGGCGCGAAGCGCTGCGAGGTCATTGTCGGGATTGAACAAGTAGTCGAGATGTCGCTTCCCGTAGGACAACAGGGCGTCCCGTGTATCTGTGTCCTCGAGCTGTAAGCTCTTCGTCTCCGCGTTGAAGAGCGCAAGCGCCTCACTCATGTCCTGTGCATGCTCCGCGCGTGCGATGTGCCCGCTGGCCTTGAGCATATAGTTGGAGTATGTACGGAGCAAATCCTCGGAATAGCCCTTGACGCCCTTGCGCTCTTTGAGGTGCTTCATGAACGAGCGCCCAGGCAGCATCGACAGCGCGATGTCATTCAGTCGGTTCTTCTGCACGTCCGTTAGATTCAACAGATCGCTGTTCTTGAGCATCTCAATGACGACCTGTGGCACGCCCATGAAGGAGTACGTTGTGTCGTCAATCAGCCCGACGCTCACGCGCGAACCCGCTGGTGCATCCCTCTTAACGAGCCGCGCATCCGCCAGCCGGTCCTTCTCGGACTCGTACTGCCGGAAGTCCATCGTCTCGCCCTTCTTGAACGTCTTGCCGTCGTACTGCACGCCGTCCTGCGTCGCCACAAGCCGGAGCGCATACTGGCCAAAGCGTGAGCGCGGGAAGTAGTTCTTCTCCCGAAGCTTTCCGAACTGCTCTTGAATCTTGTTCATCTGCGCGAGTAGGGCAGTGCCGGCCTTCGTATCCTTCGCGAGCAGCTTGATGAGTGCTGTCTGCTGTGCCTGATCCTTTGCCGCGATCCACGCCTGACGGAACTGCTTCCCGTCTCGAGTGAACAGACGGCCAGCCTCATAGACCATCGCGCTTTCATAGTCCGTTAGGACCTTCGTAAACGACGCGTCGATCTTCCGCCAGATCTCCATCTCGTGATCCGTAACGCCATGCCGCTGACGGAGCTTGGCGAGTTCCTCCTCCGTGAGCCGACGACCGAGTTCATCGCTCGACGTGCTGACGTCGTAGGTGAAGGTCGTCAAACGGCGGTTCTGCGCCGACGAGAGCTTCCGCACATCGTCTGTAAGCTCCGCGGCCTGCTCTTGAATCTTCGCCTTCGTATTCGCGTACTGCTGCACGCGATTGATGTATTCCTTAAACATCTTGATGCCGAAGCGCTCGGCAATCTGCAACGGCGTGAGAAAGTTTAGGGGATCAATTATGCCCCATAATTTACCCCATCCCACATTTGCTGACGTGAAGTTATCCACGTCCCGAACCATCCGCGGCGTGGCTCCGGTGTTCCTTGCGTCCTGTGCGCCCTGCGACGTCGGATCGCTCTGGAGATCTAGCTCGACGTGTTCCTTACTAAACGTCCCCACGTTCGCGGAAACGGACTTCACACTCGTTGGGTCGTAGACGCCGAGATTGACGGCGCCACCCTCCTGCATGTAGAAACCGTCGTGCCCAAGCTCAAACCGGATGATGTTCTGTACCGTCTGTCCCTCGAGGACAGGCCAGCCGCCTTCCTTCACCGCTTTCATTGCCGACGCGACCGGAAGCGTCCCGCCGCTCTGTTGCTTGACGGCGATGATCTTCTTGTCCTTCAACTTCTTCTCGAGCATGGCGACATGCTGCGGATTGCGGAAGTCGAAGGGATTCTTGATATTCGTATAGACCTTGTAGAGTCCCTTCTCCGGACCCCACTTGTCGGACCACTGAATCTTGTCGTCGTACTCGTGTTCCCACTCGATCTCCGGATGCGCCGACTTCCAGCCGGCAGAGAAGCCCTTCTTCTCTGACAGGAAAATCGCGTGGGCGTAAGTGCTGCTCGGTTTGAAGTAGCGAGTAAGAACTTTCTGCCCACGATAGAGCGGCTTCGGCGTGCCGTCGGCCTTCTTCACAGCCCCGTCGCCGAACCACGCCATGAGATTCTTGAGCCGCTGCGCTGCCAACATCTTAGGTGCCAGCGTATCGTCCGTCTTGACTGCCGGAGGCTTACCCTTCTTCGTCTTCCCAGAAGTCTGTACGATAGTCTTTGGAACAGCGAGCCCAAGGTCTGCCGCCCGCTGCGTGCCAGGAGTCAATCCTAGTTCCTTCGCCTTCGCCTGCGCGTGGACCTCCGCAACGAGCGCGTCGAGATACGTCGCCATCGTACCGCTCGGAGCAAACTTCTTCAGGAACTTCGTATAGAACTGCTTCAGCAGCTCCGCCACGCCGATCCAAAACTTTCGTGCCTCGGGATCAACGGTCTTAACCCTGAGCATTTCCTGCCGCTGCGTCGCCCAACGCGCGACCTGCATAGCAAACCACTCGTTGAAGGACAGCGCGTAGTTGAGGTCCGCCTCCTTAAAGTAGTCGAGCACCTTCATCGTCGCGGCGCCCGGCTTCTCCTTCTTGATGAAGTCGAGCATCAGCTCGGAGTGCGGCCCCGTCGGGAACTCACGATAGAACTCCGCAACCGAGGCGTTCTTCATGAAGGAGAGCCAAGTACGGTACTCCTTCATCACGGCGATCTTCGTGTAATTCGCCGCCCGGAAGAACGCATTGTTCATCAGGGCGTGACCGAACTCATGCGCCACCGTGGCGAACAGGAGCTGACGCTCTGCAACCTCCCGCTTTGCGGCATCCGCTTTGCTGAGGAGCGGCGATGCCTGAATCGCCGGGATATTGATCGCAATTGCGACGAGTCCGTTCGCCTTATCGAAGCTAACGTGCGCCCCCCAGGTGCTGCCGATGGGCTCCTGCTTTTTCGTCTTCGTGTTGAGCACCTGAAGAGTCGTCAGCACGACCTTCATATCCGGGGCGAGAGTCTTGATGAAATTCTCGAGTAGCGGCCGGATGAACCGGATTGGCGCCGTGGGGTTCTCGGCGAGTGCCTCCTTGATTCCAATCTCGACAACTGTGCCCGGTGCATGAGTAGCCGCATCGTACGGACCAGCTACAACACCACCAGCCGGAAGGTGTTTCTCCGACACGTCACCGTCGAACAGCGACGGCGTAGCCTTGGAGTATTTCGGCTCCATCGACTTCGTCTTCATTCCCGCAACTTCGATCGGCCCTTGCGCCGTCTTCCCCTGCAACGAAAGGAACCGAAGGTGAGCATCTACCTCGTTAATAAGCTCCGCATGCACCTCGTCAAGCGATCCGCCCAACTCCGTCTGCGCGGCCTGGGGGACAGGCCACAGCGAGGGATCATCAGTAGACAGCTTCGTGTTGACCGGGATTGCATCCTCGTCAATGTCCTCCGGCTCATTGAAGTAGCTGTCCTCTGGCTCCTTAACTGCCCAATTCTCCACGATCCAGCTCTTGCGGGCGATAAGTAGGTCTGCAAGTCCTTCCTTCTGCAACGCACCTTCCGGTCCATACTGAATCACAAGAGATCGAATATCATCGTCCGAAATCTTTGCAAGCTCTTGCGCGCCCTGTACGATGTCCGCCGAGGTGACATTCGCAAAAACAGCCGCCGCCTGTGGATTTACATTTGGATCGCGTAGAGAGGTAAGCTCTTGCACTTCCGCCGTTAGCGGCGGCTTTGGAGCCCCCATCGCCCGATATCGCAGCGCGCCGCCTACGTCCGTCCGAACGAGGTTCCCTGCAGGATCGGCTTGAATATTCGTGAAGTCGAGCCCAACGACATCCCAGTTGGCGAGCCAGGCGTCAACGACAAACCCGCGCTTCGCTTTCCAAACGACCTGTTCAGTCGAGCCGAGGTCCTCTGCCCAAAAGGTCTGAAGCGCCTGCTTCCCTTCCACATCCGGGACGATCCGCGGCTCGAGTGTCCGCACGCCGGCCAACTCGTAGAGCTTCCCGGCCAGTTCCTCATTCTTCAGGCGGTCGGCATTGTCGTCGAACTTGATGTAGGACTTATCGCCGGACTCAATATCGATGAACTTGCCGCCAAGAGTCGTTCCCAACTGCGGCCCGATTTGCACATACGGACCGAAGTTCAAATCCGTCTTCCCGTAGGCGAATGTCTTTTCCTCCTCCGTCAACTGCGTGAAGGCCATATCTCCCATGCTGCCGATAGTTGGCTTTTCCTCGGAAGGAGTAGGAGTTGCCGCCGGCTCAATCGGCTCCGGCGGCTTCTCCGTTGTCGCTACTTGCTGAGGTACGGCGGGGGTGGAACTCGGTCCTTGCCCTTGCCTTTCTTGCGCTTCGGCATTTGGAGTAACTCCAGGGGTTAGCGGAGGTGCCCCCTCCGTAAGGGGAGCCGGGAGGACGGGCGTCGACGGCGGAGGTAGGGAGGAAGCCTCTGTCGTCGTCGGAGGAGTTCCCCCCGGCTCGGTGCTCAGTTTCGGATCGTTGTCAAAGATATTCGTGCCGTCGGGATTGACGCCCTGCTGCGCATCTCGCGCCTGCGAGTAGGCACTCGGCGCTCCCAAGCCGGCCATGCCGATCATCGTGTCGACGCCGACTTGGACCAGCTGATACCTTTCCTCCGGCGTCAGCGCTAAGGACTCGTCCGCCTGAAGCTTCGCATTGTAGAGCGTAACAAGTTCCTGCACGACCTCCGTGCCAGTTTCAATTCCGGTCGTCGTGAGGTAATCCACGCCGACTTGTCGCAGGGATTTCGCAGTCTTTTCCGCGGCATCGCCTGTTATCCCAGCGAACTTAAGCACCTTGAGGAAGCCCAAGTAATCAAGCCCGGTGTTAATCGCCGCCGGAATAGCAACATTTGCGAGCGTAGGCTTAATCTCCTTTCGCTCGAGTGTCTCTGCCTGCTCACCGATATGCTGTAAGGGGGCCGCTGGCATTGCAACGAACTGGCCGCCGACCTCTCCAATTCGCTCGAGGGCCCCCTGGAGGAAGCCCATTGCCGAGCCCGGTTCAAGGATATCCTCCACCGCACGGGGATGCGTCTCGACGTATTTCTCCGCCGGCTTCCGAAGAACTTCCGCGAGCGTCGAAACGACAGCATAACCGGGATGCGTCGCCTTATGCGCGGCACTCGCCGCCGGGCCGAGCGTCTCGTCGATAAGCTCCGACCCACGACCCACAGAGGCTATCGCCGTCGCCCCACCGCGAACAGGAGCGACTACGGTACTCTTAACGAGCCCAGGTTTCTTCGGGGGAAGAGCAGCCTCAACAGGGGCCGCTGGCGGCTCATAGAAGAGCCGATCGACGTCATCCATTTCATCGAGTAGCGGCTGCTCCGGTAGTGTTGGCGCCGCAAAGAGCCGGTCGATATCATCGACCATTACTTGCTCGCTGCCGGAGCCGGCTTCTTGCGGAGTTCCTCAAGGCGAGTCTTGTACGCGTCGTAAGCCTCGGGGCCGTACTTCCAGCGGATGAGATTCGCCGCATCGGCTTCCTTCGCCGGATTCTTGATGGCGTTCTGTGCCGCACGTTCGATCTTGTCCTGCGAGATCGTTTCGTAGAATCCTGGGCGATTCGACTTCTCCTGCATTTGATTCGTGAGCATACGACGGGCATCTCGAGCTGCCTCGGCGTCTCGCCGGTACGTTTCGACGTCCGCTTTGTACGACTCGTCATCGTAGTAATCATCCCGCTTCGGCGCTGCCGGAAGGGGAATTTGATCATCGACGAATTTCGTCACATTCGGATCGATGCCGCGGCTCTCGATCTCGCCCTGCCGCTTGAGCCGCTCGGTGTCTGCTTGCGTCCGGCCAATATCCGCCCGGAGCGCTTCCTGCCGTAAGGGATTCAATCCAACGTCCGCTCGGCTCTGTTCGGCATTCGCACGACTCGCCTCTGCTGAGGCCTGACTCTGCGAAATGTCCGCCTGAATCGCCCCAAGCTCGAGCATGACCTTCTGGTACTCCGCCGTTCCCGGCGTGAGCTTGCGCAATTCCGCTTCCTTCTCCCGTGCGGCCTTTTCCTTCTCGATGTCGAGCCGGCCCAGATTGTACTCCGTCTGCGCCTCGCCCTGCTTGATATCGGCTTCCACACTACGCTCTTGCAGATTGAGCTTTTTGTCCTCAATCGCTTGCGCCCGATCGCGATCCTCCATCGCTTGGATTTCCTTCCCATACCCCACCGTGGAGCGGAAGCCTCCGGCAAGGATGTCATGCGCGTTCTGTGTCTCGGGATTCGTCATCGCCAGCCCGGCGCCGCCAATGAAGGACAGCAGCTGTGGATTGTCCCGAATACTTTGCAGGATGCCTCTCCACCCAGTCGCGAGGTGTTCCTTCGCCTCCGGCGTCGCTGTCGTGGGGTCCACCGCACCAGGAAGGGGCATCATCGCCTGTCCCATTTGCGGCGTGGGAGGCGGAGGAGCAATAGCCATCGGCGGCTGCTGCTGCTGCGCGATGAGCATCCCAAAAGGGTCATTCATATACGGCATGACTATCTCCCGAGAATAGCCCGTCCCAGACTTGGCACAGCCGCTGGAGTGCCGACTCGCGCATTGTAGAGCGCCGGGGTGGCTAGCTGGAGGGGGGTGGCATTCCCGACGGCAACGCCGCCGAGCGTCGGCATATGCTGCGGACGAGGGCCGGGGGCGCCTTGCAACGAGCCCGTCATCCCTGCGATGATTGCCGCACGCCGCTTCTTCGCTTCCTCGGCCACCGGATCGACAACCCCCGGCTGGCCGAACGGATCTTGCGTTGCCCTCGGATCAGTTGGCATCGCCATGCCCGACGTGAGTTCACTTGTAGGCGGCTGAATCCCCTTATTTGCCATCTCCCCGGCGAGGTAGTTGATGTTGTCGTCGTTCAGAGCCGTCTTCAAGTCGAGCCCGCCCGAAAGAGCGCCCTGAAGCTTTGACATGAAATCCCGCATGATTGTCTCCTATCCTGTTGCAGCGCCGAGCACGCCGCCCGCGAGTGCGCCCCAAGGCCCACCGGCGGCGAAGCCAGAGAGGGCCCCACCAAGCGCCGATCCCCACCGTGAGCCCCGCGCCTGATTTGGTGTCGACGTCGCCGTCGTTGTGCCGCCGTAATTCCCCGTCACCGCGCCCTGATACTGCGCGAGATTCGCCCACGGAGCTTGCTGCTCGAAGGCCCATTGCTGCATCGCAGCGTCGATGAGGGATTGCTCATACTGCCGCTGGAACTCGCCCGCGGCGCCGGCAAATTGAGCTGGCATAGCGCCTGCCTGGATCGTCTGCGGCGCGAGCGCGAGCGTGCGGCCGAACGTATCGAGGCCCTTAGAGTAGGCATCCCCGTAAATCTTCGCCGTGGTGTCGCCGATTGCCTGTTGTGTACGTCCCGCCGCGAGACCCTGGGCAATTCCCTGCCGGCTCGAACCCACGCCGCCGGTGCTCACCGCGTCGTTGGTGATCTGCGGCATGATGTTCTCGGCCAGATTCTGCTGTAACGGTCGAGTCGCCGCTGCGGCATAGTCGGCAACGTAGGGATTCCGCGACAAATCCATCGCGTTCAGTCCGAAGGTCATAGCCCCTCCGAGCTGATCGGCCATGCCGGCCGCTCCGCCCTGCGCGTAATTCGTGAGATAGTTCTGTGCCCACGTATCCTGCGCGTTCAGGCCGGCGACTTGCTGTCCTTGGAAGTATTGCGGTGGGCCCTGATTGTAAAGCCGCTCCGCTTCATTGAACGTGCGACGAAGATGCCGATGCGTAGGACTCCACGGCTCCGTTGTCGATGTCTGCGTGCCGCCCTGAGAGCCACCTCCGCCGCCCTTCGCCTCCGCAACGGGACCGTGATACTCGTGGAAGTCCTCCTCAAGGATTTCCCCTGTGTTCATATCCCAAACGGTGCGGGTATAGATTTTCATTTCAGCCCACCTCTGCATCCAGCACGAAATAGCGAAGTTTAAACCCGGCTGGAGCTAGCTTCCTCATCAACCCTTTGCGAGCATAGCATGTAATCCTGCTAATCCCAAGCCGGCGGCACCACGACTTCAGCGTATCGAATCCCTTTAGAGTCTCTGGCAAGTCCTTGCCGACGAGGAAAACGACATTGCAGCACCTATGCGTGGAGTAGTCCAGCACCTGCGTGAGCATGTAGGACGTCACAACGTCGTCCTTCACTACAGTCCAGAGCTGCATCTTCTCGGCCTCGAGCTGACGGAAAATATCCGCCGGCGTGAGTTCATTCGCCGAGTGTTTTGCCAGCTTTCGAAGCTCCGGCTCCAGCACCGGCCATATCGGCAGCACCGCACGATAGTCGACTAAGAAGAGCCCGTTCATGCGATAAACTTCCACGCCGGAACGACATCGTCGTACCAATAAAGTCCCCGCCCAGAGCCTGGATTCCAGTTCGAACCGTCGGCGAGAACCACGAGCCCGTGCTTGGGCTTCGGCGGCTCGACATGATACTCCTTGATAATTGGCCCACTCATCTGCTCCGCGGCAAGGATGCCAGACAGCGTCTGAAGCTCACGCTGGAGGTACTCCGAAAGTGCGGGAGGAATGTCGAGTGGGATAAGGCCTGGGACGTAGTCCACTAGTACCTCCCCGCCCGCTCAATATCCCACTGCATGCTGTCGAGCTGCCAGGATTGACTACCAGTTGACATCCAACGAATGGCGAGATACTTCGCTGAGAAGAGCGAGTCGATCTTGAACTGCGTCGCCGGATCGAACGTTTGCTCGGGTTGCCACGTTACAGGCCCGTCTTGGAACATCTGGCCGCCAAGCTGTACGGTGAACGTCGCGCCGGGGGCGGCCTGTAGCTTGGGATAAATACCTCGGCAGAGCTTTACCACTGTGGGATCGACAAGGGGATTCCCTTCCTTATCCTGTCCCACAAGGGGGATGCCCGTCCGCTCGAGAATGGCGCTGATGGGCGCCCCGTCGAAGGTGTAGCCGTTGTTCCCCTCAAGGAGCGCAGCTGTGCTTTCCTTCGCAAAGAGCACAGTCTCCGTTGCGGCGGAGATTCCAGCGGTGTCCCACGCGTCGGTCCCGGTCTCCCAAGTATCCGCTCCAGTGTCCCAGGACTCTTCACCGCTAGTCCGCACGTTTCCGAAGGCGACATGATTTACGCCGGGCAACTCACGCTCGGTGAAGGTATTCGATTCCCAATTCCAGATGAGCGCCCGCGTGCAGGTGCTCTGCCCCGTTTCCGGGAAACAAATCCACATCTCCTTCGCATTATAGTCTGCCGTGACGAACGTACGATGATAGTTTGTGCCGTCGATCCGCGAGAAGAGATTCCTGCGGTATCGCTGATGTCCGACACTTTCCCACTGATTGCCGTCATGCACAACGATATCGTCGCGAGTCACTACGAAATGCCGCCCTTTGAACTCCCGTGTACACTCGTGCGTGAGCATACCGAAATCGTCGAACATCTTGTAGAAACGGAAGATAAACTGTCCACCGATGAACTGCATACCCCAAGTCGACGACTCCTTGTAAATCACAAAGATGTCGCGGAGGGGATGACCATCCACGATGAAATCGCCAGTCTCTGCAAGAGTGGCCGATTCGCCAGAAATTGTCGTCGGATCAGCCTCGTTCCACGACGATGGTACCGTACCAGGGTCCGCAGCGTCGCTCCACTTGACGAGATATGGATAATCCACCGCGCTCTTCTGCAAGTGCATAGCGACGAGGAAATTCTTAAAGGGTCGCACCGACTTCGCGCGCAGAGTAGCCGGCCAGCTAGAAAGGTTCTGCAATCGCTGCGCCGCCGACACCGGAAGCCACATCTGCGGCACGTCGACACTGTTATTGAGTATCGGCACGCCGTTCAAGACGCCGCCATTCCACGGCGGCTCCGCCGGAGCGGCATAGTCCACATCCACGCCGGCAGATTGCCGAGTGATATTTGTGTGCGTCACCCCCTCCACCGCGTAGACTTTCGTATTCCCGGCGTAAATCCAGAAGGAATTCGTCGACGTCTTGACCGGCAGAAGCCACTTCGGCGTTACGGTGGGTGTCCCGAGTACGGCGGCGTGCCCCTCCATAAGCCGAGCCGCGCCCTCTCGAAAGCGAATATTCCTGGCCTCGCTCCACGCGGCGACAGGCAGCTCATAAGCCGGGCGGTCCTTATGAACGCCGTGCTTTCCGGAGTCCTTAATACCGATGAGTGGCATTATTTCCGAATCCCATAAAGGCTAATACGACCAGCATTGAGCACGCCGCTCAGCATCAGGAATCGAACAGCATTGACGGCGGCAGCGGTGTTGTTGTAGGAGCCAAATCCATAAAACCCTCTGATAGTCGGCGCGCTGTCGATAAAACTCGCCTTCATCAACACCGACTTGCGAAGGCCCGCAGCAGACGGGTTATAAAGCTCGACCTCGCCATTAAAGGCATGGGTAGTGGATAAGTTAGCGCCGCCGTTTAACAGAATAGAGCCGGAAGTCGACGAACCGGCGGCTGCCCCAAGAGTAGTCACAGTCTCGGCAGCACCACCCCATGCGTATACACCTGTCGCGTCGTAGTTTGCGCCTCCATCTGTGCTCATCCGCATGACAAAGTCATTCGCCACGGATGCCCGAATTCCGGATATAACGAAGAGATATTTATCGTAGGTTCCGTCAATCCCGGTCGTGAAGTCGAGATTGGCGCTACTGCCGTTTGCCTCTTTCGTTTCGATGAGAACCATCGACGCGCCGGCCGCTGCCGCTGGGGGAGACTCCACAACAGCCTTTCCGCTCGCCCGTGTGAACTCAACAACTCGGACGACACCGCTTGCTTCTCCAATCATAATGCAGGTGTCGCCAGCAGCCGTCGTAATGTTCGCGCCGCTAGGGAGGATGAAGTTCGCTCCATTCGTCAGCTGAAGAATTCCAGCAAAAAGGACGTGTCTTCGGTTCCCATTCGAGAGTACCGGAGTCGCAATTGTTGTCGTGCCGGTAAATCGAATGTAATTCGACGCTGCGGTGTCGAGATTCGGAGAAGTTGCTGAAGCGACATCGACACGATCGGCCTCGTTAATCGCCGCGAGGAAGCTCTGCGCGACTTGGAACGCGTTGTCGACGATAATGCTCGCCACATTCTTGATGAGCGTTGCCTCGAGCGATTTGTTCGGATGCCCGCCGCCGACGAGGACTTCTGTAATCGGCCCGATGAAGCTGCCGGTGTCGAGTACGACGTCGATGTTCGTATCCGTGACGAAGGCAACGACGGAGATCGTCCCATATCGGATCGTGCCGTTGTCGTTGACGCGCACCCGTCGGCCGACGTAGAAGACGCTAGTCGCGTTGACATCCGTTACGCGGATGGTATTCGCGTCGACGAAAATGACGGAGTAAGGCTGCGAGCGCCACTCGGGGTAGAGCCCATTGATTACCTCGTTCGCCTGCGCGGGCGTAAGATTGATTGCCCCACTCGCATTTGGAAAGGTGTTCTGCAGGACTTGCTTAATGAGCCGCAGATGATTGTCGCCCTGCGACTTGGGGTCCCCTCCCGGCGGATCGGCCGGGCTCAGCTGGGAGATATACGTCGCGGCTTCGACTGGCATTTCATTTCTCCACGAACGGCTCGACCGCCCGAATCAGCTCATTGTGCCTGTCGGCGCAGGGCCACAAGAGGTCCATGTTCTGAGTATGGTTCAACACCGGGTCGCCAGAGAGCGGTATCCCTTTCTCCGGGCACGGCTCGAGGAGGCTGTTCTCGATATGAATCCGCGGGAGCTTCGCTAGTTCCTCCAAGTCCGCCGGGCCGACAGGACACTCGGTTCGACCGATCCCAAACGCAGCGCATCCGGGGAGTAAGCTCACAGCGAGAAGTATCGCCAGCGGCCTTGAGTGCGAGGTATTCATTTTGCAGGCTCCGAAACTCATTAGCGTGCTCGTGTTCCTTCTTCTGCAGGTCACGCGCTGCCGCTCGAGCCTTAGCATTGGCCGCGTCGAGTTCCTTTTGACGCGTCGCCTTTGCGGTACGGAGCTGAGCGCGAAGCCTTCCTTCGGCATCCGCTTGCTTCCCGGCGTCCTTCACCTTCGCCTCGAGAAACTCGGACGAAGTCCTCGCCCTTCCGTAATCGAAGCCAGCATACAGAAGTCCGCTGGAGTAGGCAAGCACCACGACGAGCGAGCTAAGAATCTTCAGCCAGGTCATATAGCCTCCGAGGAGATAAAGGGGGCAAATTATTGCCAATAACTTACCCCCTTTTCTCCGTCAAAACATCGCCTTCACTTCGGACCAGGGGAATACCTGTCCGAGCGTGTAACCGATGCTCAAAAGGACGACGATCCAAATGACCTTTCCTTTGTTGGTTAGGACATTGTTCGTCGCACGCTGGAACCAGTTTTGCTTTGGCATATCAACTCTCCTGCCCTTCAATAGGCTTAATGGCAGCGACCGGCTGGACGTTCACCTGCTGCCGAGACTGATCGATGGGAGCGGGTCCGTACCCGACGTCCATCCCCCGCACCTCCGCCCAATTCGTAACCCCTGTCCACGCCAAGCCCGCGCCGATGAGAGAAGGAACTCCCACAACGAGAACAGTCATGGCCGAAGCCACCTCACCCACCGCCACGCCGACAATGAGCGCCGCCGCCTGCAAGATGATAGCCGCCCAAATGACGGTCCATACCATCCTCGATGATGCTGCAAAACGCTCCTTCGGGTTGGCGTAGGGTTTCACTGGATTCGCTCGAAGTGCGGTAGATCGTCGAAGTTGTTATCCATAAAGTCGTTGTCCTTATCCCAGTCGCCACCCCACCGGAATATCATCCCGTACTTGCGGGCGGTCGAGAGAACGATCCCGGCCTGGACACAGTAGGTCTCCCGGAGCATGGCCTCTGCCCACGCGAGCGACTTGCCCGTATCCCGAGCAATTTTCTCGATGTCCGCCTTCGTGCCAATGAGCGCTCCATAACGGATATGATACGGTGCGACGTCCACCGCCATCGACGGGTACTTGTTGTGATTCCCGTGCGGCCAATGGAGCTTCGTCGTGCCACGCCGGAAGGCATCTTCCTGATCCTCCTTATTCCGGTGCCCTGTGATAATGCTGTTATCCCACCACTGGATAACATCATTCATCACGACTTGAATTCCACGATCACATGTCGCGAGGTTTTGCGCTGACTTCTTCCCATAGGATGGCATAAGACCTCTCCTTCACCGAGTGAACTTGTCCCAGCCGAGCAGGGCAATCATGCCCGCTGCGACTATCTTGAATACAATATCCAATAGATTCTTAAGCGTTGTTCCTTGGCTTGTCTGCTCAGACTGTAGTTTGGTCTGCGTATTTTCGAGCGCAGAAATTCGGAGCCCCTGCTGATCAAGTCGGGCGCTGATGATCGCCTGATTCTCTCGCATCAAGGCCGCGACGCCGTCCACATCCTCCTTTAGGGCATGCATGCTTTCCTTCGTCGCGCTCTTTTCTATAAGTAGAGCAATGCCGATAAGCTTCTCGTCCATTCGCCCGATACTCATGGCGATTTCGTAGAGGCTCGAGGGATCTCCTTTAGGTTCTTTTGGCGACATTGTTATTTCACCTAGTTGGAAAGCCTACAAAACCGGGGCCATCGAACGCATAGCGGTCATGCCGGTTTTTATCGCCCGCCATGCTCGTCGTGCCGCCGCCGATCTTCGGTACACCGTTCACAAGACAGTAGCCCTGCACGAAGACATCGCGACCCCCCCACAGGGCAGTATTGACGGCGCTGAAGGTCCGCAGCCCCAGTTTCAAATCACCTGCCGACAGCGTCACGGAAAACAGGTGCGGCGTGTCGGTCACCTGCCAGGTCACTTCGTCAGACGCCAGTGTTTCCAGACGGCCCAGCGCGACGTTGAAACTAGCCACGAGGAACACCGCTGAATTGGTGTCGTAGGCGACGCGCGTAGCCAACTGCGAACCCGCGTTCCCCTCGAGGCGCACAGCGGCCATACCAACCACAAGCTGCTTGCCTGGGCGCCAATGGTCTGTCGGCGTGGTCGGGTCGCCAGCCTCGATCCGCAGCGACATGCGCGGATCGTCGAGAATGACGCTCACCGCATCGGTGTTGTTCAGGAAGTAGGCAGGGTCGTCGATGGTGCTCGGCGCCGTGATGTCAGCCGCGAGCGCCCAGGAGCCGCCAGGTTTTCCGGATGGGCAGACGTCTATCAACTCGGTAACGCCAGCCTGACCATCTTGCGTTGAGGTGGTTGTGTTCAGCGTTACCGTACTGCCGGGATTTGCCGGGTCAGCCGTCAGCGTTACGCTAAGGCCGTTCTGCCCTTCGCCGCGCGCGTTGACGATAATTATCGCCGCCTGCATCGAGTCTGGCGCAAGGCCCTGCATGGAAGGCTCGTGGAAGCTGGTATCGAAGCTCGCGCGGTTCACCTGGAAGTGGAAGCCCGCACTGCCGTCGCCCCCCTTGCCTGACAGGCGCGGATCGGCGGTGAAGAAACTCTGCCGCTCGGCCTCGTCGCCCGCGCCGTTCACGGTGACATTGGCGCCGTCATCGATCAGCTTGGTCCACTTGATCGCACCCGAGGTCGGCACCAGCAGCGCATTGTTCACGACCACGAGGCGCGCGCCGTAGCTCTTGCTCGCAGCGTCGAAGGTCTCGTTGCAGGTGAAGTTCTGCGCGGTCGTGCCCGCGCCGACCTCCTGCGACAAGCCAGCAGCCTGCTGTGCCGCGCCGTCCAGCAGATCGACGCGGACCATTTCGTTATTGCGATCGGCGAAGCGCTGCGTGCCAGCGACGGTTATCATCACCGTGTCTGGGTTGGCAAAGGTCGCGCCGGCCGGATAGGCGTTGACGGTGATGTCGGTGACTTTCTTGTTGGAGCGCAGGACGCCGATGTTCAGCGCGGCTGGGTTAACGGTAGCCGCTGAGTCCTGAAAGGTCGTGCCATCGCTGTCAGCCTCTACTATTCCACCAACGCCTTCATCAAACAGATACCGAATGTAGAGCCGCAGGGTTCCGGCGCGCGGCGTGCCGCCAACAAGGCCGTCCGACGTAGCATAGAAGGTGTATGTAGTGCCACTTGCGGGCGGCGCTCCCGAACTCAGGGTCCGTACGAGAGTTCCGAAAGCGGTTTCGTAGTAAACCGCCAACGTAAGACTGTCGAACGCGTTTGGCGGCGCGTCTGTTGTCAGGTCGAGAAACGTCAGCGTTACGCTGTCGCCCGCGTTTAGCTCCCACACTGGCCTGTCGCTCAACGTGCCATCGGAGCCGGTCGTCAGGTACGCAGTACGCGTGCCGGTGATGCCAGTTACCGAGACGCCCGCACTGGCAACCCCTTTATAGGTAGCCACTACTGCGGCTCCTGGTCAGGTTCCGGTGTGTTCGCGCGCCGCGTCTGTCGGCCGACACAGCACTCGTCACACGCTGGCAGGTACTCGCCCAACGACTCCACCAGCGCCATGCAGGTCGCAGGCGAGTCGCAGCGCGTCCCGTCCTCGCGGATAAAACCACATGCCGGATTCATGCCCACCCCGGATCGCTTGTGCGATTATCAAAGGTAAGCGTCGCACTCGTATTGACCTGGACCTTACCGAGTGGATTCCCATCAGCGTCCTTCGTCACACGAATGCCGAGGAACCCTACAGTACCAGCTCCGTTTGCGGCAGGTGCCTCGAGGATGTAAATGTGCGACGCATTCGCCGTGTCGAACCAAAGACGATAGCCAGTAGCAGGCAACTTTGCGAGCATCCGCGCCGTAAGCTCTGCCTGCCCATCCGGAGTTCTTGTGAGCAGGGACGAAAGCGTATTGTAAATCGACTGCAGCCAACCGTTTATCCTCGTCCCGGTGGGGGGCGCAGCGGTCTCCGTACCGAGCACAGTTTCAACAGTGTCAAGGTAGAGCCCAAGCGCCGTGAGAAGGGCCTCTACCGTGTCGGCGTTATCCCGAACAGTCGTAAGGAGGGCCTTGATATCCTCGAGCTTCGAGTTCCCCGAGACTTGCGTCGTTTCCTTCGCTAGCCCCGATTCGGATATCGTGATCGTCGCCGAGCCCGTTCTATCCCGAAAGAACATTAGCGCACCTCCAGGATTGCCGTCCCAGAGACGTACGACGTGACGAGGAAGCGCAGCATGTAGTCCCCACGCGCCTCAAGAACGGTCTCGAGCGGCGCTGTCACCTCACGGATGGTACGATAGTCGCTATCCGGCTGGTCCGGCCGCTTGGCCTGAATGGCGATGACGGCCTCGAAGGTTCCCGAGAAGGATATATCCAGCCCGTCTTGCCCACGTGGCCATTCGAGCCGATGAGTTGCCGACTGCCCAGCGGCGGTGAATTCCTGTCGCTGAGCATGCGTCGTGGCGCCCACAGGTCACCCCCCAAGAGTACGGCTTCTGTTCGCCTCTTCCCGAGCAACAGTGGCGGTCGTAAGCCGTTGACGGGCTTCTTGGACGTCGTCGGAGAAGTCCACCGGGTATTGGAGATGCTTGCCCATAATCTTGCAGGTTTCCGCAATCAGCAAATCGGGCGCATGGATGAGCCACTGGTTCTCGATATTCGTGCTGAGAACCGCGTCGGCTTTGTAGATGAGAAACTGGAGCGTGTACGCGACATCGCTCTGTGGAAAGACATGGATGTTCGGCCCCACCGCCGAGTAGAAACTCGGCACCCCTGATCCGGAGGTGTTCGGCAGGTAGGAGCGCGCATTGCCGAAGTCTCGCTTCCCGATGGGAATGGGATACCCATCGGCATTGAGATACCACATCGCGCTCTCGTCATTCTCCCCGCTCTCGACCTCCCGGAGGAATCCAGTGGGAAGCGAAACAGCTGTCCCACCAGCAGGCTTCGCGACGGTCTCAAGTGACTGCAAGAACCACGGCAACTCGGGGAATTGCTCAAGACGAATTTGCGTTAGCTGCATCTCCCGCACGATGCGGTCGTTCATATCCGTACGGGAGCCAATCCGCTCCGCGATAAGGTCGCGTGCGAGATCCCGAAGCACTAGCCCATCTCCTCGTCGGCCATTTCCTTGAACTGCTCGGCCGCCTTTTCTTCCGGCTCCTTCACTTCGCCGCGCTTGATTTTGCTCTCATGCAGCTCCAGTTGTAGCTCCGAACGGTCTTCTCTCACCGAGCTACCTTTCACAATCCCACGGATCGTGAGCACCACCTCATCGCCCAGGTCGACGGACTTCACTATTGCCGGCGTGAGAGGGATATAAAGAGTTGGCTTTGCGGGCTCGGCAGCGATTGCCGGACCCATATCCTGTTCCTTGTACTTCATGGACTTCATACCAACCTCCGGGAAGGGGGAGGGGACTTTCGCCCCCTCCCAGATGCTACTTCACGTCCTTCGAGCTTTTCATACCCGACGGCGGCGCCACACTCGCTGTCGCCGACTGCCCGGGCTTGACCTTCACCACGACTTCCGTCGGGGGCGGACGCCCACCCGCGAGATCGGTCGTTTTCGTGATGGCCGGCTTCGTGCCTTTCGCCTTCGCCTCGTTCTGCTCCTGCACGACCTGGGCTTGGCGCCGCTCTTCCTCATCCCGCGTCACCGGCTCTTCGTCGACGAGCGCGAACTCCACGGAGCCCTTGTCCTCATCGACGTAGACCGGCATTTCCTCGCCGGAGCGGAGGAAGATTTCCGTCATCTTCCCTTCCACCTGCTCCGTACGGGTCGGCTTCTCCTTGAGCGTGCCGGCCGTGAGCTGGTCCTTGAAGTTCTCGTCCGTGAGGAGCGTTACGCTCTCCTCGGAGATTTCCTTCTGCGTCCGATCCCGGTCGAATCGCACCGAGCCCGAAACACGCAGGCGCTTCCCCGGCGGGAGGCCCTCGTGATGAATCAACACTCGAACTGTCATGTCAGTACTCCTTGTAGAAAGGGAAGGGGGACCGAAGTCCCCCTGCCGATTACGCCATGTTCCCGAGATAGGTCATGGTGCTCTCGTGGTGGACCTCAAGTCCACACTCCGTGAGCCACTGGCCCTTCCGGTGATCCTCGTCCGGCGGCTGGATGTTATCCTTCATCGCCGTGTCGCGGAGATACCGATAGGTCATCCCCTTCGGGTTGATGAAGAACGCGCTGCTCTTGAACACCGGGTGGGTGTTCATGAGCGGATGCGTACGGAGGTACACCGAGCCCTGCGGCAGAATCCACCGCTGGAGGTTCATACCGTACGTCTTCACCACGCCGTCGAAGTTCACTCGGGTGCTGGAGCTTGTCCGCGCCAGCTTGTTGAGCGCCGTCAGCCCGCTGTTCCCGACGAACCCGATGCGCTCATCGCCCGCACCTTCACCACGCCGATCGAACATCGGTGCAATCGCCGTGATGAAGTTGTCCTCGGTGAACGGCGTGCCGCCACTGAAGACCGTACGGTTTGTCGTGATGAACGAGTTGAGTCCAGCGGTATAGCGTTTCGGCTTCCCGTTCGTGCCGGTGGTTTCGAAGGCCCGACCGAAGAGGAAGGCCATTTCCATGTCGCGCGCGTGCGCGAACATCTTCCTCTTCTTGTCGTTCTTCAGCGGATCGCCAGTGCGGACGGTTGTGCGGACTGCGGTTTCGGTAATGTCGTAGGTGGTCTTGAAGATTTGGCAGTAGTTCTTCACCTTCGTCGGGTTCTTGTTCGTCGCCTTCGGCGCCGGGGAACCTTCCTCGAATGCGTTGCCGATCTTCGTGATCTGCGCATTGTCCGCAATGGCGGCGGCAGTCGAGCCGGCGACACCACGAGCAATGGTCAACGACGTATCCGTGGTCGGATTCGCCGTCACCTCCACGATTTCACCCTGCCCCGAGGTGCTGTCCACCAGCAGCAGGTCACCTGCCACGAGCGAAAGCGCTCCGGAGAGCGGGGCCGCCTCGGCGTCGACCACCATCGTGGTTGCCGAGTCGATAAGCGCACCGTTCACCTGGAGGCGAACGTGGTCATTACGCTCTTCCCACCATGCGAACTCCGGGTCATCCACGGACTCGGAGGCCATTTTCGAAAGAAGCGCCGTAAGGGGCGCCTCGCCGTTGGGATCGAGAAACAGGATCGATTCTCGAAAGTTTTTCGGGCGCTCGTCGGTGGCCCAATCACCTGTGCCTCGAAGGCCTGCGATGGTCGGCATTTACATATCCTCTTGAAGGATCTCGTTTGTGAGATCCGTGAATGGGTTTGCCGGAGCCATGTTCGGCGCCGCCGCAGGCCGTCCGCCTTGTGCAGTCGCGGGAGTGAACGGGGTCCCTGCCGGAGCCGGAGGCGCACCGTCAGCTGGTACCAAGCCCTTCATGAACATGGCGCTCGCGCCGACTTGTTCAATCAAGGTCTGCACCGGAGCCCCAGGATTGAGTGCCCGATAGGTTTGCACCATCGGGATCAATTCCTGCTCGAAGGGAGCAAGATCAGGCCAGCGCTCAAAGAACGCCGACTTGGCCTTCGCACTCTCCGTCTCTCGCGTAGTCACCATCTGCATAATCTGCGGGAGCTGACTGACGACAGTCTGCACCGCAGCTTCGTAGATGTTCGCGTGCATTTGGGCCATAAGGCGAGGCAGAACCGTCTCCGGCTCTGTCATGATCCTCGGAATATCTTCCTCCGGAATTGCGTACACCTTTGTAAGCTCGCTGACGGCCTGTTCCCGCAATGCCTTCATGTCGGGCGCCGGAGCAGCAGGCGGCTGTTGAGCCTCTGGTGTCGGCGCTGGAGCAGGCGGCGCTACAGGTGGGGTCGTCGGCTGAGCCGGAGGCGTAGCCGGTGGGGTCACAGGCGCAGTCACGACTGCGGGCTGTGTAGGCGGAGGCGTTGCCGCAGGGTCCGGGACTACCGGAGTGGGCGGCGTTTCCTTCGCAGGAGGAGCTGAGGGCGCCGGAGCCGTCGCAGCGGGAGCCGCCTCAGCCGTTATCTCAAGGGCAACAGGAGGAGCTTCCGCCTCGACGCTATCGTCGTCGCGGGAAATTTCGTCCGCAAGGGCCTCGAAGGGATTGCCTTCAAGTTCCTTCGGCGTGGGCTCCGCTGCCTCAGGGGGCGACGGGGCCGGCTGGTTTTGCGTCTCTTTCGGGTCCATTTTTCTCTTCCTCTCTCAGTTTCTGGATCGAGATCGTTAGGTCCTCGATCATCAGATTCGGTAGGTTCAGGAATAGCTGTATCCCCGCAACCTCGTTCTTCGACGCCTGCATCTCGAGCAGGTCCTCCAGCGAACGTCCCGGCATCTCGAAAATCTGCCGGCGGCGCATCTGGACCTGCATGTTGGCGGCGTTAACCAGTTGGTCCCACCCCGCTGATTGGACGAGTGAGACCAGCTCCGCCTTCAGTTCCACCAATCGTTCCAGGTCCGCCACTCGGGCCTCCTAAGGGAATTGAGTTCCCTGCTGCTGCGCTCGCATTGAGCATGGCATCTGGCACAGCTTTGATCTTGAACTGGTTGATGTTCTTCAGTCCGCCAAGTTGTGCCATAAACGCGAAAATCTTTCCAATGTCGTACTGCATCGCGAGCTGCGGCATATCCGCCATACCCACGAGAACTTCTTTCCACAAGTTCGCTTGTGCAAACCTGTCTATAGGGAGTGTACCATCTACCGGCACTAAGTCAAAGAACCCTGTAATCAGCTCGGGCGTGACCTTAAAGAACTCCGGTCCTTGAATGAGATCGCCGGCGATGCGAAGGTTCATCTCCTGATCGTAGAACTGCTGGGAATTCGACACCATTTTCTCACCCCACGGAGCAAAGCCGCAGGCCGAGAAGTACTCGCAGGTGGTCTTCATACGATTGGCGCCAGCGCTCGAGCTCGTGCGGACTTCCGTCGCCGTCTTGCGACCGCCCGCGTTCACGAGGCCCATCATGTTCTCCGTCACGCCCAACACACGCTGGATCATCTCCGCGACGACCTGCGTATTCTTCATATGCTGGCCGGTGACGTCAACGACGTTGAACTGCGTCACGACGGAGCGGACGTCACTTCCGTAGGCCGTCGGCTTGAGGCGAATGAGGCGCCCGGCGCCCTCGGTCTCGAAGTCCTTCATCGTCACGCGTGAGGGGTCCACGACGAACATATCGTTCAACGCCTTGCGGATGTTGAACATATGAGTATTGAACAGCCACGTCAGAATGTCGTTGAGGTCGTTGGAGATCTCGAGCATGCCACGAGCCGTGTGCGAGTACCCATCGACCTCGTACTCGAGAATGTCAAAGGGGAACTTGTCGTGGAGTAGGCCCATCGGCTGGGCGCCGATAATGACCTTGTCGTTGGCGAGTGTAAACACCCACTTCTCGGGATAGGTGCCGTTGCCCAGTCCCCAGTCCTTCGGCACCAGCTCGATATACATCTCGAGGATGTTCACAAAGTCCGAGGCCTTCTTCTTCTTCCCGTCCTTGCCCATCACCGTGCGGATATCGTCGTCCCGCGCAGGAAGCTCGACCTGCTCCGAGCCGCGTTCACGATCATCCCGCATGCCGAGAGCCTTCTCGAGCACGTCGGTGTTGAAATACATTCCGCGCTCTTTGCGCTTCAGGATTTGATTCCAACCTAACTCCGTAGCACGCCCACAGAACTCACCCTTCTGTAAGTCGCTCACGGGCACACGTGGATCAGGGAAGAAGTCGTAGGGCCGGACGTTGTAGGTCTTGTTTCCCTTGTACCCAGGAACGACGGCGGTCTGCTTCACCCGCTTGGTCTTTCCGGGAACGGGAATCCCGTAGAAGGTCACGGGCACGTCGGCCATCTTCGAGATGACGCGCTTTTCTTCCTCCCAATAGGTGCCGAGAACGCCGATGCCGTACTTCCCGGTGTCGAGAAGCCAGACAAAGAGCGAAGGCAGAAGCTTGCCTACCTGCATCTGATAGTCGATGATTGCTTCAATCGCCTGAATCTTCATCTCGGCTTCACCATGCCGGCCGGCGAACTGCATGATGGGACTCCGGCCCATCAGCACCGACGTCCAGTAGGTATGTGCCGTCATGAGGATCGCGTAGGAGTACGGAACCTCGAGGGTAGTATACTGCGGAGTGCCGGCGTCGCGCTTGGCCTTGCGAGAGGCATCCTCTTCCTTCGTCGGCCGATAGGCCCGGAAGCGTTCCTCGCAACGGCGCCATTCGGGGTAGCGCCGCTCCATATATCGACGGGAGAATTGATGACGTTCCTGAATCTCGCGCAGCACTTTGCGATGCTGGTCCGAGTCATACTTAATCTCATACGCGGTCACGGACATCTCCCGAAGTTAGGCAGTTTTTCGAGGGACTTTTCCTGTTCCCTCACAAACTCCCCATCGTAAGTGTTGCCGCTTTCGGCGTATGGGTTTATTAGACCAAGCGCGATTGAGACCGCATCCAGAATGTCGTCGTGGGCTACATCAGGATACGTCGCGAATTGGTCGATAAACTCCGTATGCTTCGGGCTGACGTAGAGCATATGCTGTGAGGCCCGACCTGTCAATGCTTGAGTGATACGCACCATCTTGTTCCGTTTGTCCTCCACCGGAATGACAAGGAAGAAGAACTGCAGTCGTTGCATCTCATCGTTGATGAGCGTGGATAGTGTACGGGCGAAGAGGATCGTTTCTACTCCCACAGAGATCGGTCGCAAGCGGCGAACCATTTCGAAGAGCTTTACAATAAACTCCATTGGATTCGGGGACTTACAAACGTAATACTCAATGAGGTATACACGTCCCCGCCAAAGGCCGATAGCGGAGATGCACGCATCGTCGAGGTGGGCATTGGAGGTGTTCTCTTGTCCGGCCCTCGGCGGCGGCGTGGGGTCGACACCAATATATACCATCATCCCTTCAGGGAGCACATCCCAATATTGGAGCCACTCTACCAGGAACGTTGCCAGTTCGCGGGAGACAACAGTAACCTCCATCTCTCGCAGCCAAAGGGACAACTGGTTCCGTGCAATGTGAGCTTCCTTCTCCGCCTGCAGCCACGCCGTGGAGCGCCGAGCTTCCCACGTCGATCGGCCTTCGGCATCAAAACAAGAGCAGGCCAGCGAGGCCCACTGCGTATCCTTCATGCGAAGCTCGATGGCGTCCTCCCGGTTGAGCGGGGTTTGTAGGATCACCATCTTAGCGTCGGGATTCTCCGACACCGGCGCGAGGCCCTTCTGCAGGGAGCCGAGCAGGTCCTCTGTCTTCTGCCGCTGCTCCGGAGTCTTCGTATTTTCCTCGTCGCACGGATCGTCCACCAGGATTAGATCTGGGCGATAGTCGTCGATGTTCACACCGCGCGTCTGGCCGGTAATACCGGCGGCGACCACGGAGATCGTAATGTCGAGAACGGTGTTCTTTATCTCAAGCTCTTCGTCCGTCCACTTGCTCCCCTTCACCAATCCGTACGTCTGAGCGAAGTTGGTATTGAATTCAATCTGCTTCTTGATCCACCGCACGGAGCGGATAGCGTGGCTCTGCGAGGCCGACACGATCATAATCGTGCGGGAGAGGCCGTAGGCAATTCGCTTGGCGCAGAACACGCGGAGTAGGGTAGTCTTCGCCCCGTCGCGGAATACCTTAATGGCGATATAACGATTCGCCGCCGCCTCGACCGTCGTTATGATCCCCCGATGGAATTCGGGCGAGGGCTGGCGGAAGGTCTTCGGGAAGAACACCCGCCCGAAGAAGAGTGTGTCGATCGCGGCGAGTTTTACTATCTCCTCGACGGGGGCGGTGTCCTGCTCCATTAGCTCACTCCCAGAATGTGTACGCCGATGTGATCAAGTTCGGAGTCCTCAGGGTTCTCCCGCAACTGCGTCGGGAATGGAAACGCCACGCCGGGATCGTACCACTTAACAATCTCGCAGCAGCGAATCTCCCAGAGAGCACGCGGGAAGAGGAAGGCAAGCACCGGGACGTAAAACTGCAAGAGCTGATAGTAGGTGTCGCTCGTATGCTTAAGCTTAATCTCGAGCACCGTGAGGCGTCCACGCTTGACGTCGAACAAGAGGCCGTCAGGCTGGCAGAGCCGGAAGCCACCTTCGGTCGAGAAACGAATCCACGGCGAGGGGAGATACCGGCCATCGTAGCGGTGCTGGAGTAGTTCCTGGGCCTTTCGCTCGTAGCGAATGCCGCCGGCCCGCGCGCCGCGTGCGCCCCGCCCATAGATGAATCCCGGCGGTTTGACAAACCACGCGGCGTCGACCTTGCGGACGGGCTTAAAGTTTGGCGGCGGAAGGCAGAGGGCCTGCCGTGCTGCTCTGTCCATCTTCCACCTTAGACTCCAAAGCGATAGTTGTAGCCCCGGCATTCAGCGCTCGGTAAATCGCCCGAGCCTCCTGCAATGCCTGTGGGTCTACACGCCGGGCGTCGATATTTGCGTTCACGTTGACATTCACCCCACCTGCTGGCGCCTTGGGGTCGAGATACCCAAGGGCCTTCAAGGCGAGATTCGCGCTGTCGAGCACCACACGCGGATGGGGTAAGGCGCTCGTAATGGGGTCCGGATCGAGCAGCTGCGACTGCCGGTCGAGCGCCTTGTCCGCGAGCGCCGTGAGCTTGCCGGTGAGCCGGGCATTGTGATACCCCTCAAACTCCTTCCGGCGGCGGGCGAACTCCGCACGGAACAAATCGCTCGAGGCAACGATGCTCACCCAGGCGGACGTATAGCCGAGCGCCGCCGAGCACTCGTCCTGAGTGCGGTCTGGGTTCGTCAGCATCCAGTCCATAATCGCCAGATGCCTGTATCGCAATTTGTTAATCCCGGCCATGCGTCTAAGATATAATGAGTGCGGCGCGGTGTCAAGTTATTCGCCCCCAAAAGGTGGGCCGTACAATCCCCACGGCCCAGCTGGAAAGCAAGAAAAAGCTAAGAGAAGAGGTTCCCCAGGGAAAGATCAGTAGCAAGCCCGAAACCTTGTGCCAGTCCGAATCCGCGGTCGTTACCGAGAGCGCGGTCGAAGAGCGGATTGGGCCGACAGGCCCACGGGGTATAGTTATTCCTGATAATTGTACCCCGCTCGCGCAAGGGAGGGAATAAAGGGGGCATTTTATTTCTCCCCTGCAAAAATTCCGTGCGTGGGTATAATGAGACGACCCCGCCCGCCCGCTTGGGGGTGGATGCCGGCCTGGGCCGGTGCGCTTGGGGGCACGAAAGAAAAGGGCGGCCGTAGCCGCCCCAAATGAGCAGGGATTACAAGGACTTAGGCTAGAAGCCCACCTCCGTTTCGGCTTCCGCCCGCAGCTCGGCGTAACGCACCGCCACGTCGCCGGTGTTGATCGCCTTGCGTTCGTCGGGCGTCATGCCGGAAAGCCGCTTGAGCACGGCGGCCAACGGCGCGTCGTACACCTCCGCGAGTGCCGCAGCCAGCAGCGGGTCGATTCCGCGCACAGAGGCCGTCGCGGCCTTGCGCCATTCGCCCGCGCACGCCTTTTCGAAGTAGCCACGCATATCGGCCAGCTTGGCGTCCGCGCCCTTCGATTCGCTGGTACGATCTTGCAGCCACTTACCCAGTCCGTAGGCGGTAAGCCGCTGGACGAACTCTAAGGGCAGTTCGCGCAGAAGGAAGGTATCCGTATCCAGCACTTCGCCGGATTTGAATTCCTCGCCCTTCCATTTGGTAGCGACCACGCCTTCCGGCGTGAAGTCGTATTTGATGGACACCGTGTTGGCATCCCGTTCCTTTCGTGCCATGTGATTCCCCTTCTGGGTTAGTGCCAGCGCGCAATGCGCCAGCTACAAAACGATTATGGCATACACCAAAGGGAATGTCAAGTCGTGGTTTGCGGCCTGCCCCGGCACGCCCGTTGCCCGGCGCATACGGACACACGCGGCGTGGGATTAAACTCAACAGAGAACTATGCAGCGTGGAATAAAAAAGGCCCCAGGTCGCCCCGGGGCCTCCATTACACCAGCGTCGTGTTAGAAGCCAACGTCGACGTTCGCTTCGGCCTCGAGCCGGGCGATCTCTTGCTGAACGGGCTCCAGGGCACGCAGCGCATCGCGCTCGTCCTTGGTCATCTCGGTCAGTCGCTTCATCACGGCTGCGAGCGGCGCCTTCTTGATGTTGCTCAGGGCCTGCGCGAACAGCGGATTGATGCTGGCCTTGCGACCGACACCTTCCTTGTACTCGCGCCACTTGCCGGTCTTGAAGATCTCGAAGTACTCGCGCATCGCTTCCAGCTTCGCGCGGGCGGACTCCTTGACCTCGCTCGTGCGATCTTGCAGCAACGACTGCAAGCCGTACGCGGCGATCGACTTCGGGCCTTCGCCCGACTCGAGCGTCGCCGGCAGGTCATTCAGCTTGAACACATGCACTTCGAGGACTTTTTTGTCCTCCGCATTGTAGCCCTCGCCGGTGAACAGCTCGATCGTGACTTCATCGACACCGGGAGTGTAGTTCAGCTTCTCCTCGTGCGCCTCTTTCTTTCGTGCCATTGGGACACCTCTTTCAGTTGGGAGTTAGTACCTTTGGGTACGTCGCGGGCGAATGCCCGCAACCAAAGCGAGAATACCAAAACGCTTTGGAGGTGTCAAGTCGGCTGGACCCCGCCCGCCGGTACTAACAGGCCCAACGGGTGAAACATCTATGACTACCGCATTGGGTAACATTGCTCAACATTACACAGAATCGGCACCCCCCTACCCTCCCTTACACCCTTTCCAGTCTTTTTTTTTTTTTTTTTTTTGACGAAGAAGAAGGGACAGGGGCAAAGTGCCGGTAGGGGCTCGATCTGTGTAACCTTGAGCAATGTTGTACAATGTCGGGGGTATAGACATTAG